TAGGTGTTGCATAATCAGTACATGCAGTTGATCCTGCTGAAGAACTATAAGTTAAGCTAAATGAAGTGAACGGTCTAGCGGTTGTTGTTGTACTTGTAGTACTTGTAGTGGATGTAGTAGACGTAGTAGAAGTGGTAGAGGTAGTAGAGGTGGTAGAAGTTGTAATACAGTTTACAATAGCTCCTGTACTAGCTCCTTTATTACCACTATAATCCATAATAGCTACGTAGTAAGTAGCATTAGCTAATGATGTAAATGTATATTCTGTAGCACCACTAATTAATGTTCTAGTAGCTGAGTTACTTAATCTAGTTAATGCATCAGCAGCAGAAGTAGAACTTATAGATATATATTCAAAACTACCTGTTCCACCAGTAAACCCATTAGCTAAAACTGTTCCTGTTCCTGCTCCACCTGTACATCCAGAAGTTACTGAAAGAGTAATAGGAGGAATACAAGAAGTTTGATTCTGTAAGTTACCAGCATTTGCTGCTGTATTCCAATAATCTACACCATTTGAATAAAACCCATTAGCAACAGGTGTTACCAATGAACTTGTTGTATATAAAACAGTTCCTGTTGTTAATGTAGCTCCAACTGCAGCATAATAGTTATTTCTATTTGTTGGTGTTGAATAAGCTGCACATGCAGTTGATCCAGCAGTTGCACTGTATGTTAAACTAAATATAGTAACAGGTACTACAGTTGTTGTAGTGCTGGTTGTGCTTGTAGTAGATGTGGTAGTAGAGGTTGTTGATGTAGTGGTAGAGCTTGTAGAAGTTGTAGTAGTAATTGGACAAACTGCACAACCACTACCATAAACTGTAGCAGTTGTAGTTGGAGCACCTGTAATATTTATACTTAATGTACTTCCACCAAATTGTAAATAGTAGTTACCATTAGCAAATGTTGTAAATCCTGAACTTGTGAACACTGTACAATCACAGAATAGATGAGCATTTCCCACTGCAGCAACACTACCTGAATAACTATAACAAGCACCTAATGCTGTTGTTCCCCAATATGGACTATTTGTAAATGGAAAAAGAGTAGTTGTTGTAGTAGTAGTTGGTGGTATTGTTGTTGTTGTAGACGTTGTACTTGTTGTAGAAGTAGTAGAAGTAGTGCTAGTAGTTGGAGGTAATGTAGTAGTCGTTGTAGTTGTAGGTGTTGGAGTTGTTGTTGTAGTGGTTGTAATACCTGGACAAAGCTCACATACTTGATTAGGAAAAGCAACATTATCTATCGAAAGAGTAAAACCTCTATAACCATCTGTTATTTGAACAAAAAATGTATATCCTGTACTCCATCCAAATGAAGCAAAGTCACCAGTTAATGATGTAGTGTTACATACATCTGTTGCTCCAGCACTTAGTTGTACAGTTAATGTATATTCGGGAATTTGCATACATGCCCAACTTTGCTCATTAGTCATTACTATACTTAATGATATTGGAGCAATTGTTGTAGTACTTGTAGTAGTTGGTGTAGCAGTTGTTGTTGTTGTCGTAGTTGATGTAGAAGTACTAGTGGTCGTAGATGTACTAGTTGTACTAGTTGTGGATGTTGATGTAGTGGTTGTTGTTGTAAGTCCTGAACAAGCATTACATAACTCTAATGGAACAGCAAATGATCCTGTAGGATCTATTTGACACTTTCTATAAACACTTGTTCCAGCTTGTTTAATATATGTAATTACATCAAATAAACCATATGATGCATAATTTGCATAAATAGTAGTAGCTGTACAAAGGTTAGTTGCTCCTGAATTTAATATTACATTTCCATTATAATAGTTCTCATTACATGCATATTCAGGAGTTGGTCCAAAATATGTAGGTATAGTAAGAGGAGCAATAGTAGTTGTTGTAGAAGTAGTTGACGTACTAGTACTAGTAGTAGTGGTACTTGTTGATGTACTTGTGGTGGTTGTTGTTCCTCCTGTACACTCATCTACAATAGCACAAATCTGAGCATTATATGCAGGATTGTTTACCATTCTATTTAATATCATATTAGCTAAGTTACTCGGACTTAACTGAAGATCTATATTCTGTAAGTTTTGAGTAAGAAAGCTATTTGGACTTATACCAGTGTTTGGTAAATAAGTACCATCATAATATATAAAATCAGATATAATAGGGTAACCTATGAATTCGGAAGAGCTCACTCCTTCTGGCAAAGCAGGAGGATTGTTCTCATCATAACAAGGAGTACCAGGTAAACAGATCATCTATTGATTGGTTTAAATCTTTTATTAAATAATACATTGATTAACTACATTACAGAATATAGCTTTCAAAGAAGGATTGGTTGTAATTGCTGCATAGAATGCATTTGCAATAGCTTCCTCGCTTAATTGAGCGTCTATATTTTGTAGAGCTAACGTCAATAGATCTTCATTATTAATGCCTGTATTTGGAAGATTAGGACCATAATAACATACTAGATCTGAACTGATAGGATATCCTAAGAATGCACTTGGGATGCAACTTGCTGGATATACTGTATATATTGTACCCTCACATGGGGTACCTGGTAAACATGACATTTCTTAATTATTTATGAATTAACACTTTAACTCTACTACCTATCATTGACACTGTATAATCAGGACAATAATCAGGATTACATTGTTTGTATGCTAAGATTTGTTTATAATGTAATAGATCTCCCACCACTTGTCCTGGGATAAGATGGTTAAGAGAAAACACAATATTGTTATATTCATCTTGAGCTAACGCTGCAATCTTCTGATCTATGTCAGTAAGTAATACAGGAATCGTAGCACAGTCTATACAATTATTTAATCTTGGATATAACATTTTTTATACGTTGAGAGGTTTGTTTAACAAGTGCATTGCAGTGAGCACATAAACCATTGATTAAGTTGCAACCGCAACCTACGTTAGCATTACATTTTGAACAGTTTGCCATTAGTGAAAATTGTTTACGTAGTTGTTACCTGAACAACCACAGTTGGTTTTAATGAAATTATCTAACATTCTATTTGCTTGGCTATATAACTTATTGGCTGTATCTACAGCACAGTTATTAGCAGCAGCAATTGATCCTTGGATCAAATAATATATACTATTTAAAGTTACTTTCGATTGAGTTTTGACAGCAAGATCACATTCCATCATATCTAGCTTCATGAACGCATTGTCAAATTTTTCTTGTATTATATCTGTACGCATAATACTCTTATCTACAAAATATACATTTGCAGGAGCAATAGAATACTTCAAGAAATAAACACCATCTGGAATAGGTGTGATAGCAGTGCCAACAGGTGTTAACCCTAAACTAGTAGAATTGAACGTATTAAAATTGTTTGGAGAAAATGGTAGAGACACAACAGGAAATCCTGGCACAGTGATATCTATGGTAGGAGATGTTGGTGTTGTATCATATGTAGAGTTATCAGCAACACCTAATGTTTCAGCATTATATGTATTGATAACTAATATGTTTAAAGTTGTTGCCATGTTTAAAATAAAAATGCCAGAGGATTGGAGTTATCCTCTATCCCCTGGCATAGGTTATATGATTTCTAATTACTAAGGAACCAAAGGATCTGGTGTCTGAGTACCAGCAGAAGCATTTACAGGAAGACCTAAAGCAGCAACTAATACTTGCTCAATTGTAAAACCAATACTTGGAGAAGCACCACTCTGAGGAACAGCAACAATTACTTGGCTATCTTCAGGAATATAGTCACCCCATACATAAGCTGACTTATCAACTGTATTAAACTTGATGTAGTAAGTATCGTAAGTAGAACCTGCAGATACATAAGACTCAAAGTTTTCGTTGTAGCCACCCATTCTGTAAAGATGCTTTAAATAACCAGCTTGGTAGCTATAGAAGTTCTTCTCTAATTGAGCGATTTCTCCAGAAGTTCCAGCAGGATATCCAGCATGTTGAGTGATAACAGCCTCAGCAATAATGTTACAAGCGTCTGCAACAATAAAGTCAGCAGTTGTAGCTGGACCAGAGTAAACGAAAGTACGGAAGTACATTCTGTCATACTCGTAAGGGAAAGCAGCAACATCACATGGTTGTCCGTAAACTGTTAAAGGTTTAGCAGCGATAACCAATTTAGCATTCTGGTCGTTACCACTTCTTGTGAAAGTGTAGAACGTGTTAAAGCTAATGTTGTCTGGGTTGATACCAGGAGCTTGTTGTTCAAACTTAACGATCATTTGATCGATTAAAGCTGGAACATCAACGTCAGCACAAGGATCACCACCACAGTCTAAACAAGGAGCATTTACAGTGATTGAACGTGTAAAGCCATTGAAATACAATGTGTCGATGTAAGAAGAGTGTGCACGTAAAGTTACGGTTACAACATCACCAGCTTTAACTGTAAAGTTACCAACTTCAGTGATTTGAGTTGTAGCTGTAGAGTTACCTACTACTTTGTACCACTCGCTAACTGCAGAACTTGCGATCTTGTCAGAACGCTTAGAACCTTGTAAGTAAGTGTTTTGTCTACCTTGAGCGATGTAAAAATAAGGAGCTGCAGCAATGTTACCTGTGTTTGCAGTAACGTAGGTGTTAGTAAAAATACCAACTTGACCTGCTGTTAAGTCTTGTGTTGATCCAGAGCTAGGCAATACTGTTTGTCCTACTGGTACAACAAAGAGGGTGGTTAGGGAAAAGTCCGCCATTTTGTTTTATATTTAAATTATGAAAAAAATTACTCGTTTGTTTTGATTCTAAATGCAGCATTTTCAGTAGCAGCAGTATTCTCTGTATACATAGCTAAGTTTTGAACTGTTAAGTCTACTAACTCATCTTCTAGATATAATTCAAGTTCACAGTTTTGATCAATTGAATCTTCTCCATCAAAGTTTACATATCCTACTTTATCAATGTACACTGGGTATCTCATATAAGAGATGTATATTTTACTTGGTATAAATGTACCATCTGTAAATATAGAAATCTCATCTGAGGACAAAAAGTTAAAAGTCTCTTGATATTCAAAAGATGGTCTATAATGAGTGTTGTTTAACAGTAATGATAAATCACCATGCTTTGCCAAATCCTTATTAATCCAAATCTTTCTATCAACACATCTTCCTTTGCTAGCTAAAACATATGAATCTACATAGAACATATATTTAGGTTCCAAAGCATGGATGTTAGCTGCCCACTGATTAAGTTGATCATTCTTTAAATGAAGTTCTAATTCTCCTTCATTATATGCTACTACAAGACTTTGTAAATCTTCGTAGCGTTTTTTGAATGCATCAAGACCTAAACCAGAAATTGTGCTTTGTCCATCAACCTTTTGTTTTATTAGCTTTATCTGAGCTTCATTTAATGCTAATATTTTATCTTCTAAAGCTATCTGTTGATGCTCGTTAGTTGACAGTTTATTTAGTTTTTGATCTATCTTATATAATAAACTATCTACTGGGATCATACGGATGCTATTTTTTTACTTTTTAATTTGCCTTCTAATGTTAATAACTCATCTTGGTTATCTTCATCGGCAAGGAACTTAACTAACTCTTCTTCGTCAGTAGCTATTTCAAACTCACCTTCATAGATTTTACCATTAGGTTTAGCTCTGTAAATAGAATGAGCAATAGCTTGTTTAACTAAGTCTTTAATATGGAGTAAGTTTTCCTTCATGTCTGCAAACTGACCAAACACCTGTACAGGGTTTAAACCAGAGTATTTGCCATTCTTGAATTCTGTTTGTTTTAATAAGTTATCCACTTGATTGTATACTACTTCTTCTTTAGTATCTTCACTCACTGGTAAACCTAACAATCTTGCCACCTTACGTTTCTTCTCAGGAGTCATTGCATCAAACTTAATAATAGCCTTGTTGATCAATTGTTTCTTCTTGAAGACAACTGCATTTTCAATCTCATCATCTACAACGTAGAACTGAGTTTCTGCAGGGAATTCACCACGCTCCCAAGCTTGATAGCTAGAAGCAATAGTAGGATGTACACGTAACCATGAAAAAGCAATCTCTTGCATTGTGTTATTGAAGTCGAAATAATTATCGCCATCTAATAACTTTACTGGTTGTACATGAGAAGTATCATTTGAAGAAGTTGATAAGCCATAGTTCCAAAAAGCAGAACGAGGACCTAAATCAATACCACCCAATGAATCTTCTAATCTTGCACGCAACTTAGTTACTCTTTCTATTTCAAGTTCTTTTTCAGTTGGATCTTGAATCCTTCTGATATAAGAAGCACTTGAATCTAATCCAGTTCTGTACTGTCCATCGAGTTCTTTATAAGGATACTTGAATACACCTGTACCAGGAACTCTGGTTAAACCTTTAGAAGCAAGACCACCTTGCATAGTTTGTAACTGAGAGTTATTGTACTCCTTTTTTAAAGTGGAGATCTTTCCTATCTTACCCATATGTAGTTGTTTTTTTGTTTGGTTTATTTGCAGATGGTTCCTATCGAAAGGAATGCAATGAGGCATGAAGCCTACATTCATCCATCTGTGTTTGAGAAGACTCCCCCAGAGGTTGTCTGGGGGGTGATTCTTCTCGGTATTGTTCTAAGGATTTTACTCTTAGAAATTTGTTAGAACTGTGGTATTTCCTCGATCAACACTGTACGTGATAAATCTTCGATAAATACATCACAACGATCTTTCATCCAGATCTCATATCCAGGGAATTTATTCGCAGAACTCATACCTTGAGACTTAGCAAAGCCTAAGTGGTGACGAGTACCATCGATATAACCCCAAGTCATAGAAGGAGCACCCTTCATACGTACTTCACGGATATTGTTAACCATAGAACCATCAGACATTGGAGATACATCAAACACCATAAATACTGGAGTTGACTTCTTGTTCTGACCGAATTCTAAGTTTGTTTGAGGAAGATCTAATTCTTTCAAGTGAATAAGTTCAACACGACCAGTCTCACGAGTTACCATTGCATCGAATGCAAAGTTGTAAGTGATATGTTGACCTTCTCCTTGCATATAACGATTACCGCTATCAGCCATGAAAGTTAAACCAGAGTTCAAAGCATCAGTCTTCAAAGCTTGTTGGAATACATCGAATCCAGCTTCGTTAGTGTACATTTTAACTCTACGATCCTTAACATCCACACGACGGTAGAATAAATCACCAAATACTGAACGAATCAAGTTTGCAGTGAATTCTCCACGGTTGTATTGAACTAAGTTACCGTTATTTCTCATTCTGTGGTATACACCAGCAGATGTTCTTTTTAATTCTTGCTTAGAACCGTTAGTCTTAACTGTACCTGGTTTAGCCCAGATCATACGCTTAACTTTCAATTCTAACATTGCTTTTCTCATCATGAACTCAACGAATGGTTCCCACTTAACATCATTACGAGTTAAAGGTAATTGATTACGTCTTTGTGGAGCATAAACTAAGATGTCTAATGCTTTACCTGAAGCATCAACCATCATCTTGTCATCAGCCCACTCAGTCACCTTGTGCTCATAACCATATGCAGAACCTAAAGATTCGAACATAGTGATTTTTTCACCTAAGCGACCTAATCCTAATAAGTCTTGGTCAAATTCACCAATAGCAGCATCAACCAATTCTAACTCAATACCAACTTGTAAGAAAGTAGAGCTTACGAAATCAATCGTTGGGTTGTCTGTAACTAAGTTGAAGCTATATAAGTAGCCCATGTTCCATTGAACTGGATCTTTAATTACATAGAAACGAGGACCGTACTGACGAGAACCGACAGAAACGATAGCGTTTTTAGAGAACTCATTAGTATCTAATACTAATTGGAACTCTTGACCATCGATACCTGGCTTTAACAACTGTAAAGTTGTAGCAGGGATGTCAATGATTTTAGGGAATTTGTAAGGAACTTGAACGTCCCACTTCCAAGCATCACTGTTATTGTCGATGTAGTAAGGAGTAGACTTGTTGATCATGTCTAAGAAATCATTACTGTACAAAGAACTCTGAGTATACAAGCTTATGATTTTCTTATCATAATCTGCTGGCTCTGTAGAGTGAAAGCTTTCCAAGTGGTTCGAATCTGTCAACTTACCTAAAGCACGTTTGTCCATTGAAGCGACACGAGCATAAGTAAATCCAGTTAAACCTGGAATTGTTTGAATTGCCATTTTGTTATTTGTTTTAAATTTTTGTTATAGAAATTGTTTATTGAAACCATGAAGTAGATTTGCCAGAGCTCTTAGATTTCACAGCACTTTTAGCAGTCTGTCTGGCTACCTCACCAAACAATTCATTTGATTTTTTGGTGATACCAGTCTTTTGAATTGTAGATAATGTAGGATCTTTTTCTAAGATCTTCAATAGAAGACCAACTTTCACTTTCATTTCATGATTCTCAGGACGCTTAAGTTCTAGGATAGTCTTATCAAAATCTGTCAATGTTTCTCCAGATGCTGTTTTGTACTTATCTACTAGAAGGAAATCTTGTAGTTCACCAGCCAATTTAGGGTTGATAGGAATACCATCAAACTCCTTATTTTTTAATTTATCTTGCAAAACGTTATTAACGCTTTGATAGTATAATTGCTTTTGTTGTTGTTGTTGCTGTAACTGAATAGCTTTATTCTGTTCCATCTGTTGAAGCTTTGAAGCTTCTTTCTTAATTAATACTTTATGGTGCTTAGTTGCAATATTCTCAAGATCACCATAGTTCTTAAATCTTTCAATCTCACTATCAATATCTTCAGCTTCAAACCCTTGATCAGTTAATGCTTGACGAATCACTGATATTTGATTGTTTTCTAAACTAAGATCCATATCAGCAAAGTCTTGGATTTGATTGAATGTACCGAAGTAATCTTTAGGATCTACTCCTTTAACAAAGATTGCATCAAATGCATTCTTGTAATCATCACCAAATTGACCTAAGAAGTTATCAACCACTTCAATTGCTCCTTTCTTCTTTTCAGCATTAAAACGTTCTAAGAATTGTTCTGGAGTTGAAATTGGTTCTTCTTCATCATCACCATCTGTAAATACACCTAACTTAAATAAGTCTTTAGATAAAGAACCAAATGTAGACTCAGGAGCTTCGCTACCTTCTTCATCATCTGTATCTTCTGTATCATCAGCTGGAGCTTTAGTTGCTTTAGCTGGTTTATCAGCAGGAGCATCTTCATCTTCCTCATCTCCTAAAAGGAAATCTTGAATAGATTTAGTTGTACTTTCTTTTTCTTTAGATGATTCATCTTCGTCATCATCACTAGTAGTTTTTGCAGCTTTAGGGGCTACGACTTTTTTAGAAGGGGGTGGTGTAACATCCTTATCAATGTCTGTAACATCGTCAGGATTACTTGTTGCACTTTCTGGTTCAAACAAACCTTGTAAAAGTTCTGTATTTCCCATTCCCATATCCATAGTATCTTGGATACTAAAGTTACCCAATGGGTTACTATCTAGATTATTCTCCATATGTAGTTATATTTATTTGGTTTTCAAGATGTAAAAGTATATCAACTTAAGTTAATAGCAAAGAGATAAGACACTATAAGGCACATTATTCAATATAATATAGCATTAATATATTTCACTCTAATCTAATTTGTTAATAAAATTGTCATTTATAAGCCTTATGCTTCTTATTGGGGCAATATCTGTAAGCGTAACTTGTTGAACATCAACTCCCCACTTACGTGCTTCCACTCTCACTTTCTTGGTTAATGTATTATCGAGTTCAGAATCTGTACATTCATCCATGGTCATAGACATAATGACATTCTTAATGATACTCTGTGACATATCTGATAAGGCATCTTGAGCATCATACACCTCAAGAAGAAAAATCTTAACATCTGCAATCTTATATTTAACTAGTCCTTTGACAACTATATTCTGCTTATCCTTAGTGTACAAAGATTGGGCATCTAAACTAAGAGTTGTGACAACCACATGTTGGTCAATCACTTCATCAAAGAAAGGAATCTTAAAATGAAATCCTGGTTTAATAACTGCTTTGAATCTACCAAATCTTAATAAGACAGCCTCCTCATAATCCCTTATTGTATAAAAGGGAATGATTTGTGCCCACCATTCAAGTAGTACATCAATAAGTTTATCAAACATTTGTTATTTTTTAGAGCCTCTGTTCTTAGCATTTAGTTTTGCTATAGCTAAGTCATTAGCTTGGTTTTCTCTACTCACTTTCAATTTGTCTTTCTCCACTTGCATCTTCTGACTAGCTAATGCGTTCTTAGATTGTATCTCAGACATCTTAGTCTGGTAATCTTGAACAGCTTTAGATTGCTCATGCATTAACTTGTTGATTTCCAATGCATCTGGAACTCCATTTGCATCTGTATCTGGTAATCCTCCTTTAGACTCAGCACCAATAATAGCAATCTCTTTCTTATTAATTCTATCTAACTCATTTTGATAATCTTCATGTGCAATATCTTTATCATGTTGTTCCTTAGCAGCAGCAAGTTGTTGATCAGCAATTTGTTTTTGTTGCTCAATTTGTTGCTGTTGTTGTTGAGACTGTTGATCTTGTAATGACTCTTGTCTATCTTTAAGACCTTTGAATACCTTCTTCATCTGACGTACAGAGTTAGTAGAGTATAATTCAATAATATCGTATAAGCTACCACCATTTTGTATAACAGCTTGAGACAATCCACGTAATTCATTAAACATCTTCTGATCTTCTGGTCTATTAGTTAAGAACACTTTAAGATCACGGAATTTAAGATCTGTACCATTAACCTGTACAAATGCAGATTCACCATCAGATGTAATATAAGAAAGAGTAGATTGTGGCTTAGCACTTTCTACATATAATGATGCATCGATAATTGCTTGGTAAAGTTGTCCTAATACATACTCGTGAGCAACGAATAGAGGCTCAGTTTGGGAGTATGATTGTTGAATGGCAGTATTTGTACCAGTAGCTGATTCAGACGCTGAGATTGATCCCATACGCTGTTTAGACATACCTATAAGTTCCCAACACTCATTCTTAATCTGCATAGCTAGATTGTAACGAGATTGAATCTCTTGTGTACGTGTAAGGTCAATGTCTCTAAATTGGTTAAATGAGCTTGGGCTCTTTAAGTTCTCTGGAGAATCATCAATAAACATTACACCTCTGTTACGTGCTTCCATTTCCCACACGTCAAGAGCATCTTGTGCATCTCCATCTTTAGGGATAGGAATGTGTCTGATAGATGTTAAATACACCTTACCGACTTCCTTCTCTAATAACTTGTACAATTGGTTCATACATACGTTATAGATAACCTGGAAAGGTTTCATAAGATCTACAAGACTCTTAGCTTCTGTATTCTTAACCTCATGTACTAATCCAATGATTGGACAGTAAGGAAGTAATTTATATGGTTTAATATGGTAGATGTCTGGACCAATCTTAATACCTTGATACCACTCATTCACCCATCCCCACTCTAAAGACTGTTGAGTAGGCATATCATCATTCTTATAACTTTCGTCTACAAGAGTAGATTGCTCATTACCCATATCATCTAAATAGATCAATTTACCTATCTTCTTCTTAGAGATCCAATAAGCTCTTACCACTACATACTTATAACCAAATGAACTTACGTTGTTTGTAAGTCCTAAGAAATCTTTAAGACCATCACCATTCTCTTTCATTTCTGATTCAATCTGCATTCTAGTCTGTAAGACTAATGGATCGAATGTATCATATTGAACTGAGTCAATACCTGGTGTAACATTAGGATTACCTAAGTTAGACTCACGTACATTAATCAAACCATAATCCTGTAATGAACTACGTAAGTGATCAATCTCTTCTTTAGTGATGTCAGGGAATGTTTCAATAATCTCTGATAGTTCCATCACCATAACTGTACCAGCAGCATATGCTCCTTGAGCACGACCTGTAGGATCTGATACATACTTTCTATCTGGAGTAGTTAAGAACCAAGTGTTCTTTGGGTTAGCCACCTCAATGTTAAATCCAAGCTTTGAGTTATCTTCATATATATGATAGAACTCTCTAGCAGATATTAACATATCTCTGAAAGCATCTTCACTCTTTTCTTTAATATTAAATTCAGCCTTTTGACATGTAAGAACGTGGTTAGCCCACTTCTCAGCAATAGATGTATAGCTATCAAGCTCATCCTTCACTTCATCCATTGTCATCTTCTGTATCTCCTCATCATCAACTTGTCCCTCTTGTCCTTGCATTGCAAGCTTCTTCTGAATCTTTTCTTGAGCATGTTGTATTACAAATTGTTGTAATATACCTGTCTTGAATTCTAACTCTTCTGCTTGACTATCCTCATCAAAAGCCTTCACACGGAAAGCATCTGGTCTCTTAGAGATCTCACCTACTAACTCATTAATAGGAGTGGTGATAATAGAATAGTGTTTTACATATGCTGGCAAACCTAAATCTGCTGTAAGCATGTCTGTAAAACTTTTAACTTCTGCTTCTTGATAAAAATCTTCTGGACGAAGTATTCCTTTTACAAGATCGTAGTTTTTAACAAACGTATCTCTATTCTTTACATACTCAGCGTAAGCTTTGTTTGCAAAGTAGTCCATTGTGTTCTTTATCCAACTCTCATCTTTCTTTTCCTTTTCAGTTTTAAATTGATCAGGGAAGATGTTTAAATATGCATACCTTATGGTTGCGTCTTTTGTATACCTTACAATTGCCATTATATAAACAATTTACGTTTTTTATGATTAAATAATCCAGCTGATTCACCAAACAGTGTACTCTTCTTTTTATGTGTGTACATTGATTGAACCCTTTCATCTCTTGTTCCACCTATCTTACCCATAATTGGGTCCATCTTCATTGCTTGAGCGATAGCTAACTCTGCAGCAATAATTCTATCAAAGTTACCTGAATCATTATATTGAATAATCTCTTCAAGGAGAACAGGATCAAATATCTTAGTCACTCCTAATATTGATTTGATTACACTACCCTTATCATCCTTCTCAATATAGACTTCTTCTTCCATATACTTCTTTAGACATATATGAAGATAGTCAATTATCTTCTGACTTGAACGATGTATTCCATAATCTCTTCGAACTGTTGTTGCTGGAACAATCTCTTTAAGCCAATCAGGTTGTCTCTCTAGATAGTGAGCATCATTCTTTGACTTCATATATTCAATAAATGATATATCATCATTCTCACAAAGAGCTCTAGCATTGTAATACTTAATCAATAAACGAGCTTGCTCATTCCAATGATCTTTATTATCAGGTCTTGCACAATACGAAGCTACGAACATATCTTGATACTTCTCGCCTGTAAGGTCATGCATTCTTTTATATATGTATACAGCTCCAAGAGAACTTGAATAAGCAGATTGTCCTTGCCTATAAGGATCGACTCCAGCTGTATATAAACCATATGGAGGATCTTCTATTGGAAACTCATATACAACTATAGGAGCATCTTTCGCATCACTATTCTTTAAAGGGAAGTTTGTTATAGGAAGCTTATCTGTAAACTCATGTATAATCTTTTCTCCATCATGAAGCAAAATAACAGGAGTACCTGTACGTTCTTCCTGTAGTAATCTATTCTTCTGTCTCTTAGCATTCTCAATATCAAAGATGTTTGTGTCCTCATTTAAAAAGATATCATCTACTTCCATAGGATAGTACATCTTCTCTTTTAAATAAGCTACACGATCACCAGCTTTCTTAAGTCTTTCTAAGTTATTTTCTGTAATCTTTTTTGCTTTCTCAGGATCACCCACTAACATTTCTACATTATGTAGATCAGATCCTTTAGGTTGATTTAAGAATGCTCCAAGAGATGATTTCTCCTTTGCCTCCATTCTATACTTAGCAGGGATAAACAACCCATGGAAACGTTTATCATCTTTTTCATTTTGATATTCTAGAAAATTAAAGTTATCTGCATCAAACATAAGTGATTTAGCATCCATGAATTTCTTCATATCACCACCTGTACCAGTAAGAATTGGACTACATCCCCAACCATAAGGAGTTGTGAAACCTGGAATAGCTGCTTGTAAACCTCTAAGGAAATTACCTTTACCAATCTCATCTATAATTAATTTACGTGGTTTTGTACCTGCAATAGCCTCTTCATTATTACCTTCATCAAGGTTACGAATAAGAATAGAAGAGAAAGGAATCCTCTCTCCTGCTTTAGTTTTGATACCAAGTGTAACTTGGTTCTTCCAGTTATCCTCAATCCTTTGCCATCTCCAATACTCTGGAATAAAGTTCAAGCCTTTATCGATCTTATCTGTGATCAGTTTTATATCTGGGGCATTCAAGCCAGCAATAATGTTTTGAGAGTTCTCATCAAATGTAGCTCCCCATCCAATATAACTAGCCTCAATAACGGACTTAGCAAAACGTCTAATACCTAGAATAACCAAGCCCTTCTTTTCATTCTGGGCTCTATCAATTTCGTTTGTTACTAACCACTCGTTATCTCTTAGGAATGGATTTGCATATTTCTGTGCAATCCTTCCATTACTATCAATTACATCCACCTCTGTATGCCAGATGTTTAGGTGCCAATATAAAAAGGGGTTGATATAAACATCTCCCATCATAGCACCATTGGTACATAGTTCTTTGTGAAAATCAAAAAAGTCGTGATACTCTTCTGACTCCTTATCAGGGAGTCGTTTCTGATTTATGAACCAGTCCTTATAATCAATGTGTTGTAGTTCCATTATTTTCTGTTTCTTAAGAAACGTTCAGCTTGACCACCTAGGTCACCTTTACCTCTCACTTCCACCTTAGCTTCTTCTACACTACGCAGTTTATCTACCACCTCAATAAGAGCTAAGTAGTTTTTCATGGTCTCTTGTACAAACTTACCCTGAGCTTCAATAGAGGCAATCACCATTGGTAACATTCCTCCTTTAGCTGTAGGCTTCCACTCAATTCTATCTTTTAGTTCATGTAGTGGATTTGCATCTACATAAGCTTTCCATGAGGTGAGTTGTGTCTCAGCCCATTCAAGCTCTGTATTTATAAATGTAGTTTTCTTAATAGTCGCCATATTCTTCCTCGTCTTCTTTTAAAATGTTATCGAGGTCCATTCCTTCTTTTATGATTTTATCAATCTCTGATTCATCTAAATGAGGGACATCCATTTCTAGTTCTGCCTTATACTTACTTAAAGCATAGGCTATCTCTTTATCTGTCATTCCCCATATATCTCCATAATCACTAAGAGCTGTTGCCAAGTGTCTTCCCAAGTTGTATGTAGGGAAGGACTTATGTAGTTCTTGTAATGTATGAAGAGAATCGTTATAGTAATTCTTCTTGCTCATTAGCTTTATATTAATTGGTCTAAGTCTTCGTCAGTTAACTTATCCTTAAAAAATGATTCATCTAGTTTAACATCATCGTCAATATCGTCAATATCCTTAATGTTATTCTTTCCTTCTTCAGTCATATAGTCTTTGGTAAAAGAAATAGCCATCTTATCTTGTTCTTCTCCTGGTACACCACCAATGTCAATATAGTCTACACCGTGGTTGTACATCTCAACTAACACTTCTATCAGTTTGTCAATAGGGATCTTTCTTAATATGATGTTATCTTTATTCATGGTCTATAGCTTTTCTAACCTCAGCCTCTGTTTCATGAGATTCTATTACAGCTCTCCATTTAGCTAAAGGACAATCACAAGATAGACACTTAGTCTTTGCAGACAATGTACATCCACAGTTTGTACAATGATCATCTGGACGAGTTGTCTTATGGTACATAGAGTGATGTTCACACTCTAAACAAATCTTCATTCTTTCTTTACCCACCTCAATAATCTGAGCTTTTAAGTCAGCAGGTGGAACGATGTTGTTTCTCCAACCTTCGTATATCTGGGCGAAATTAATCTTCATATGTAATTCTTGGTTTTAACAAAGATATGGAAAGTTTTGTCTTCTCCAATGTAACTTGGGAAGATTTTTTCTTTTGTTCAGAAGTGCTTGGACTAGTGATGTTATTCTCCATAGCCTCAGCTTTACCAATAAGCTTTTCCATCCTCTGCCTAGCCTTCTTATCATTAAAGAAAAGCTTTCCAAATCCAGAAAGCTCTATACTTTTATTAGTATCCATTGCCTCATTGGCAGATTGGAACTGATGGTTAATCACTGCTTCTAATGTCTTTTCAGAAATCATCATCTTGACAGCCATGGTTCTTATTAAGAAGTCCTTAACGGACATGCTCATTGGCTTATCCATGACTGATGCCTATTTGTAAGACAATGTTATTGTCAAAATTTAAGACTATCAATGGGTTCACCTTCACCTTCGTACCATCCTTAACCAAGACACCAATCTTCTTAAGCTTGGAAATCATATTGTTAATCGTAGGACTGGAGCTATCGTACATCTCACAGAACTCTTGTCTTATATTGGCATAGGAGATGTTCCCTTTAATAGCTGTGAAAGCTAATAATTGGATCTCTCGTACAGTGAGCTTTAAATCGTTCACTGTAGACAACAAACTATAATACTTCTCAGCAGCAGCAAATGAATCAATCACTGGCTTCTTAAGCGTTTGTACAATAGTCTTCTTTTTAGTTGTTGGTTCCATATATAATTAAAGCAAAGGTATGTATAATTAAGCTAGTGGCAAATAACTATTTTAATTATCTTATTAGGTTAATGCTATATTATGCAGCATTTCTAAAAAATGAGAAGGAAAACGTAATCAGTAATAAACCTATCCTCAATTCCTGCTCAACATCTTCATTGTCCCAGTGGTAAGTTCTATTGGTAATTCCCATCTCAAAACTGTTAGACTTAAACCTAGCCAACTCAATTCCAAATACCCATTCATCACTTGCCAACATTCCAGTTATAATTGGCAAAGCTATAAAGAGAACAATCGATACAATAATATACATAAGCATGTGGTTTCTATTTAAATGTTAGTTATTTGTTCTGCCCCCCTTGTGTTCCCCCCAAAGGTAAACTATGTTTTTTTACAATCCAAATTTATTTTTTGCTTTGGACATATAATCATTCATATACGCAATAACATATAACTGGTCATATAAGGGATGAACTATATGCATGTGGGTATAATATGACACATTATGTAAAGCAGGAAGTGTACAATATGTAAAGCTATGTCTTTACTATAGGGGAGTAATAGTAAAGGGATGGCTTTACAAATCTGTTACTTATATATATGTATAGGTAACAACATGTCCAGATCTTTATATAAAACACTGGACAATCCAGGAAGTGTGCATGAAATTTTCTGAAAATCCATGCAACGTTCCATGTGGAACTATTTCTCAAATTTTTTTCCACCCCCCCTACCCACTGTATTGATGGGAGAGTAGACCACTCCACATCTCGACCCCTCTTGTGATTTGAGCGATTGGGGTTACCCCCCAGGGATCTCAACACACAATTAAATCGTGGACAGGAGAAAATCTGAACAAAAAACACTATGGGAACACCAACAACAAAAAAAGCAGCAGCAACTAAATTGTTCAACATCAAAACAATTAGCAATTCTAATCCTAATGCTACAGAGCGTGTATTGAGTGGCACACTAAAGGATTATCTTGTTGATAGCGAAGAGTTATCATTGTCTGATAATGTGAACTATCCAGTTGTGGATCTTAAGAATGATCCATTGGTAACTCTTAAGATTGTTTATTCTGATTCTGACGAAGATGGTTTATTATTCTTCAGTAGAACTATTGGTGCTAAGTTACGTAACAAAGCAATCAAGCTTGCTGACATGTTAGATTACCCAATCCAATTGCAAGAGTGTACTAATGCTCAAGGTGAAGACTTCACAATGCCATTAATCTCAATACCTGCAGGTGGTGGTCGTGTTAAGATCAAGATGCCTGTTGCTGGTAAGAGCAATCCTGCATCAGTAAGTGATCTTTGGTAGTCACTAATGCTAGAAAGGGAACACATTAACTTGTGTTCTCTTTCTTTCATATACAAAGGGTGGGTGTAAACAACATGTTTGGGTGGGACTATATACACAATCACCTGATAATCAACTATATACACAAACTTATTTGTTAATGTGAGAGTTGATGTGAGTGTAATAGGGGTATAACAGGCATAAACAGTGCTACATACAAACCTAAACACCATAGAATATATATAGCATTAACAACAAGATATATACACTATAGACATTAACTTTATCTCTATGAGTATTATAACTATCATGAGCTGTATTAGTCGCCAAAGGCTTATTATTTAAACATTAAAACAATTAACATGAGTTATTTTATTATGGATCTTAAAGGAAATATATACTACGAAGCTTGTTGTATGGAAGAAGCTTTATCTAATTGTCCTAAAGGATATACTATTAGAATAGGAGAAGACCTGTAATGAGTCTTCTTCATTTAATGTACCATTTCTATTTCCCAAGGATAGACAGATGTATAATAAGAGCTGCATAAGCCATGATAAAAACGCATTGAGAGATTCAATGGTTATACATCTGAGTACAGAGGGATTTATTATCCTTGCATTGGAGCTATGACGTAAAGTCGTCTAAATAGTGTATGGATTGACAAGCTCGTACACCAAGGATAATTCTTTTATTTGTTGCGACATGAATACACATAAGAATATACAGCTGATGCAACATAGGCTATATATTCGCTTTACACATTATTAACCAATCAATTAACACATTATGAATTTAATTAAACACTTAGCTAACATGTTAGCTGTATGGACAATACCTTATATTATTGTATTGTTCTTCTTATTAGTAACAGGATTTGCATTTACGTACAATCAAGCTATTAGCTCTGTACCATTCATTATTATATATACATTGTATTTTATACTATCAGGTATTATGTATATATCAGTTGAGGATGAAGACCTGGATTCTATTAAACTATTTAAAACCAATTAGTTATGCCAGAAGAATTAGATTTACCAACGTGGATAACCATTCAATATTAACACAACACATTAACAATCAATCAATTACACCACTTATGAAACATTTTACTTTAATCATGGCTATATTATTAGCTGTTATAACAACATTTATCATTATCACTGTACCTATTATAACAGAGTTCAGTGGTAATACACTTGGTTTATTATGCATGCTATCAGTTATGGGCTATATTGGCTCATATCTATATTTTGATCTATATACAAATCATTTAAAGAAAGAAGCATTCATGGCTGGATATGATGCTGGTTCTAGTGATCAATATATATAGCATTATGATAGAAACATATATATCAGAGGATGAGGTCTTAGATAGAATAAGATCTCATCCTGATATTAAATCAACAACAAAAGCATACACTATGCTATTGCAACTAGGTAAAGCACAGGATAATTCTGTAGCTGCACGAAAGCCAAGACAACACCTTATTAAATCAAAGCTCAATAGAGCTAAAAAGACATTTTGATTTGTGAGTGTGTGTGAATAGGGCTCAGTTGCGAGGCTGGGCTCTATTTTTTATTTATTATTAAAAACAATCATATGAGAAAGATTAAATCAACGGATGAAGTGACAAGAACAACATATTATATTACTAATATAAGAGACGATAAGTTTTACAGTAGAGTTGTATTAGCTGGTAAAGAAACAATCATGAGCACAATACATTTACATCAGTGTGTAACATATACAACATTGGAAGCAGCTGTTGAAGCTCGTAATAGTATGAAGATGGACACATTAAATATAATGTCCATAAAGAAGAAGGTATCATTATTAGATGTAATAGCATAAACTAACAAATATGTATATATTAGCACAAATGGTATTAGTAAACTATATACCAGAGAAGTTTGAGCGTAACATGAGATGGAAGTCTCCAAATGGTGAGGTGTGGGGATTAATATACACAACAACACCATTAGAAAGACTCATTGAAGAACATGGTTATCCTGTTAAACCATATATTATGCCAATATCAGCTAATCCAGATGATCATGTAGAACCATTAGCACATCCTGAACAAATAGGATGGTGGGATGAAGGTCCACAATCAGATGAACTTAGAGATATAACTAATAGTGACATCACTAATATTATGTTAGAAGAAGATGGCATCATACAAATTGAAGTGTCAACAGATATAGCTCCAAATGGTGTAGAAGTTATCAAACCTGAATTACTTGAGGGTAAGGTGACTATTGGTATTGCTATTGATGAAGATGATGATATCAATTGGGATGATGATGACTCTTCTAATCATGATGATTATGAAGATATGGACTGGATGGATGACTTAACAGAGGAAGATCCACAATAATTTAAACACAAAACAAGATTATGGCTTATTCAACATGCTGTGGAGCACATACCACAATGCCTGAACTAGGAATCTGTCCTGATTGCAATGAACATTGTGATTGGGAAGAGGAAGAAGAAGAATAACTAATTCAATTATTATTAATCAATTTAATTATGGAAAACATTAAAACAAAATCAACTGTTCTTCCTAAAGAACAATTAACCTATGAACAATGGGCTAAAGAACTTAGGGTTAGTGTATTATGGAATCGTAGTAAACAAACAGACAAAGCAAGTCAAATGATGAGTTTATGGGATGACAGAGCTGTTTCTATATATACAAAGAAATTACGATTCATTTAAAATACACAGATATGGCAACTAAAGAAGATTATCTAGGTGCTATAAATAAGCATCAAGTGAGAGAGTTCTTATTCTCTTATTTCAAATTAAAGAATATTATTGGACTGGCTGGTCCTAATATCAATGAGTATATTAGTTGGTGTAAAGCAAAAGGTTATAAAGACATAGAAATATGGGAGAATACACCTAATGTAATGTTACACCAACTAGCTCAGCTTAAACAACCTGTTAGAATGAGGTTTGGTAATATATTGGAGTCTGATCCTGATAGGATACACACATTATATGACCTGGACTATTGCTGTACAGTTAGACATATGAAAGAACATATAGCTAAGTTCAATGATAACTTCATCATGACATTTGCTAGAAGAATAACAGATAAAGAAACTATCGCTACATTCTTTGAAGCACGTAAAGAAAAGATTGTATCAACTATTGATATGATTAATCCATTAAAACACACCATTTTTAAAACCAGCAAGAGCACATACATCTATGTACCATATCGTGATACATCAAATATGTTCTGCATTGCAAAAATCAATTAAGATGAAAAACACAAAAATGTACACAAAGGTTCAAATCAGTGAACTAAAAAGATTAGCTGCTACAGCTGAACCAGTTACACGTATTGCTCGCAGATTATCCAAAGAATGGAATAGATCAGAGGGTGGATTATACGTAAAGATTGCTAATATTCGTAAGAGTGGTGGTACATCTACTAAAAGAGAAAATAGATTAGAGCTACCACAAGGATTTAAATTTGATTTTAAGCCTACAAAAGCTGAAGTTTATCAAGATCACGTAAGATTATATTTTTAACACAAACAAAACACACAAATCATGGCAACATTAATCGCATCAAGCAGAGACTTCCAAAGAGGTAATATGCTTACATTTACAGCAGAATCTATTGATCAAGCTGTAAACACATTTATTGATAGAATATTTGCAGAGAAGCGTAAGCAAGCTCACACTAGACTACAAATTACAAATGGTAGATATTTCTACACACCATCTAATGAGTATACACAAGAGAAATCTTTATTCATTAGAGCTAAATTTAGTAAATAATGATTTATTGCATCATTATTGCTGTTGTCGTATATACATGGATTGCTTATGAATTTCATAGAGCACCCATGTATGACGAGAACGGTAATATTAAAAAGAAAAACTAACCACATGACTTACATCATCTATCACAAAAAACATTTCGAACTTAGCTTTATGACTGGTATTGGTCTAATGCTAGCATGGGATAAACAATTCAAAGAACTATTTATTTTAATAGGCTGTTTTGGAATGATTATTACATTCAAAAGACATAAATAACTAAAATAATGTGTATCTTTGTATACACATTATATGGGGGTGCCTTGGAATTGATCCATATGAGATGGGTAGTATCACATGCAAGCCTTGAAACAGGTAAACAAGTTTCGAAAAATAACCGTAGAATTATCTACAATGGACTTCGATGGTCTTATGGCTTTCGTTGGTGGTGAGCTAGAGATGGCTGCATAATCTATAGGTGGCAACAACCTATATCCTTTAAAGAAAGTTGCAAGTGTTTTCTCTGTTATGTCAAAACAGAGTGGTGGTAGATAGCACTGACCTGCGATCCCAATACTAATCAGATAGAAGACCAGTTATCTAAACTTTAGGGTGAAGAGCTATACGTCATATCTATTAGATTTAAAGCATGTAAGAATGGTATTATTTATACTTATGGAGACAGGGGTTCGAATCCCCTCACCTCCACCACATTTAAAACAAAATTATGAAATTAACAACAAAACAAAAAACAGTTATTTCTGTGCTATCTGCTGTAATAGCTGCAGCTTTAGTATTTTTAGCATTTGAATACGTACCAAAGATTATGGGAAAGGTATTCTTAGTAGTATTTGCAATTATAATTCTTAAATGGGTTAATGATTTCATTAAACATGAACGTAATCAATAACCTTTAAATTCACACATTCAAGCTTCCCCCATTGAATGATTATTAATCATTAAATGACAAGTTATGTATTGGTTATTTTACTTCGTACTAACCTTAGCTGCAATATGCTGGGTATTTATGGGTATATATGTTTATATACGTATAAAAGAGAAATATATTTCTAATTAAATTATTGGATATTTGGTAATGTGAAATATATTTCTTATATTTGTAACATGAATCAATATTTAATATATGGACTTAGATGTCCTAAGACAGATGACTACAAATATATAGGTAAAAGTAGTTCAGGATTAGAAAGAGCCAAAGCTCATTTAACTTACTCACATAATGAATCAGTGAATCATTGGGTGGCTGAGTTAAGAGAGCAAGGCTTTTGTCCTTTAATAGATGTATTAGAAGAGTGTACAGAAGAAGATTTACAGATAAAAGAACATTTCTGGATACAATACTATACAGCTAGAGGATGTAAACTAATGAATTCTATATTCTACAGAGGTGCAGCAATAGAAAAACTTGAACAACAAGTCGCTGAGGCTCAAAAAGAATTAGATGCAACATTGAACAAAGTACTTGATACTATTAATGAAACATCCACACTTGGTGGATTTATTAAAAATAGAAGAAGAGTATTGAAAGTAACTCAAGCAGATTTAGCTGAAATGGCTAGTATAACATCAAGAACATTATCTGAGATTGAGTTAAACAATGCTAATCCTTCTTATTATACTATTGAAAAGCTATTAGATATATTAGGCTATAAATTAGTACCTATATTAAAAACACAATAAATTACATATTATGAGATGGGAAATAATTGACAACACACCACGAGTTGGTGATACAAGACTTGTAACTAGGTTTGCTTGGTTACCAACAACAGTTCTTAGTAAACTAACTATGACTGACCATAGAATATGGTTAGAGCTATATCTAGAAGAACAAGTATTTAAAGTAGATAATAGTTGGAGTGGTTTAGAAACTGGTTGGAAAACTGTAGCTAAAACAATACATATATGAAAACAGCAATGCAAGAATTAATTGATGACTTAAAAGAATTAAAGAAACATTCTAAAGATAATAAACAAGATACTTCATTTGATATAGGAATGACTTTTGCAATAGCAAGAGCAGAATTAAGACTTGAAAAAGAAAAGGAGCAGATAATGGCAGCCAAAAATGACCCTACATTAAAAAGTCCATTAGAATATTATAACCAAACCTATAACCAAAACAAATAACCTATGAACAAGGATAATGAAATAAGTATATTTGTCAAGAGAATGAAGAAAATAGGTATAGATATACAATTAATTGGTAACTATCCTTGGATATATCTTGATTGTGTTAATGGTAATAGGATAAAGAAAGAAGACTATTTTCATGCAAATCATGGGTTTACAATAGGTTGGTCTGGTATTAAACTCGGTAGTGTTCCTCATTTGATTGAAGAATGGAATATGATATTTAAAATGATAAGAAAATACAAATAACATGTTATATATTAACTGTTTAATGGCACTTGGTGTATGGTTCATAAGAGTACCAGCACCTAAAATTACTCATCCATCCAATTTATATGGATTAAAACGTAGATAATATGAATGTACTCATTTATGATATAGAAACAATGCAGGAACTCTTTCTTGTTAGTGTTTATAATCCTGAGACAAAAGAAATGCATGATTTCCAGGTGAGTAAGAACAGTAACCAATTAGATGGTTATATGAAATATGCTGAACAACACAAAGAACATTATTGGGTAGGTTACAACAACTTACGCTTTGATGCTCAAGTGACTGAATGGATAATACGCAATCATAACAATTGGCATGAGAAATCTGCATTAGAAGTATGTGCACTAATAGCACAGAAAGCTGCAGATGTTATACATGATGCTAATTATGATGTGTTCCCTGAATATAGAGAAGAATGGTTGACATACAAACAACTGGATGTATTTAAGATTAACCACTATGATAATAAGAATCGTAGAGTTAGCTTGAAGAGATTAGAGTTTGAGATGGATCTAGAGAACATAGAAGAGATGCCTATTCATCATACAAAGACTAACATGACAGATGAAGAAATTCAAATGACTAAAGAGTATTGTCATAATGATGTAATGGCTACCTATGAATTCTTCAAGATAACCACAGGTGATACAGAGCATCCACTATACAAGGGTAACAATCAGGTAGCATTAAGACAAGATATACAAGATGAATTTGGTATACCATGTTTAAACTATTCTGATAGTAAAATTGGTGATGAGATGATTAAGAAGTTCTATGCCCAGGAGAAAGGTATTAAGTATGAGGATCTACCAAAGAAAGGATATTTCAGAAAGGAAATCAAAGCAAGCGAATGCATGGCTGATTATATAGCATTCGAAACTGATGAACTGAAGAAGTTCCACAAGCTGGTAAAGAAACAAATCCTTACAATGACTGATGACTTTAAAGAGTCTTTAGTGTTTAAAGGTAATACATATACATTTGCCAAGGGTGGTCTACATACAGAGAACAAACCTAAAATCTTTGAGGCTGATGAAAACACACTTATTGTGGATTGGGACGTGAGCTCTTATTATCCTGCAATTATTATTAACAATGGTCGTTATCCAAAGCATCTGGGTCCTGCATTTCTTAGAGGATATAAGCAGATGTTTGATAAAAGACTTGAACTTAAACCTTTGGCTAAGAAGGACAAAAAGATAAAAGGTATTGTTGGTGCACTCAAGTTGGCAGTCAATTCAGTTTATGGTAAGTCTTCTGACATGCAGAACTGGATCTATGACAGAAAGCTAACAATGTTTACCACATTAACAGGTGAATTGAGTCTATTGATGCTTATTGAGAAGTATGAGCTACATGGTATACATGTTATATCAGCTAATACAGATGGTGTTACTATTGAAGTGACATTAGATAAGATCGACAAGATGCATGAGCTTAACAAGTGGTGGATGGAGTTAACCAGCTATGAACTAGAGCGTACAGACTATGCCAAGATTATCTTTAGTACAGTGAATGACTATTTAGCAGTTAAAACAGATGGAGAGATTAAAAAGAAAGGTGATTTCCTTACAGACTTCGAGCTTCATAAGAACAAGTCAGCACGTGTTGTACCAATTGCCCTTGAACAGTATTTTGTCAATGATATTCCAGTAGCTGATACAATAAAGAATCACACTAATATATATGATTTCGCATTGAGGCAGAAAGCTAGTAAAGATTTTCATTATGAAGGACATAGTAAAGAGAGCAAAACAATATATAATAAGCTTATTCGTTACTATGTATCTAATACAGGAGAGAAACTATTAAAGATAAAGAATCCTGAGTGTCAATCTAATGCTGCAGAGGTTAGTCAGGTTGAAGCTGGTGATTGGTTAATGACAGTTTGTAATAAACTGAAGAAAGACCATCCACTAGATAATATCAATTATGATTATTACATAGAGCGTGCTGAACGTATTGTACATAAGATACAACTGCAAGGAAAGAGAAGAAAAATTATTATTAACCCTAATCAAACAAGTTTATTCTAATGACACAACTAGAAGCAAAAATTGAAGTGAGATATAGAGAAACTAGCCAAAAGTTACAAAAAGATTTAGAAAACAATCCAGACAAAGAATCATTACTCACTCACTTTTATGCTGTAAGAAGGTCTATAAATCCATACATATATAATGGAGAAATGATAGGACATCCTTTTAATCTAAAAGATGCATTAAGTTTCTTTGGTAAGAATGTTATTCCAGAAACACAGGGCATATATCACTTGTTTTATAGAGATATGCTTGTATATGTAGGAATGAGTAAATCTTTAAGAGGAAGATTAATACAACATTTAAAAGATGAGGGAAAAGTATTTGATAATGTTTTATGGTTTGAATTACCAGATAAAACAATTGAACAAGTTCTTAATATTGAATACAATATGATTAAGAAATTTAAACCATCATTAAATTTAACTCACGCAAACGCTAGATAAAATGGAAGCAAACCAACAAGCACATTTAATGATTGCTGAATTTTCATTAGTAGTGCTAGCTGAAATGGGACATGAAATAAATATGGATAAAGTAACAGCAATAGCTAAATCTTCAGCACGTCTTGCCATAGATAGAATAATAATGGTATTGACTCCTGAAGAGTTTGGTCTAGAAATGGAGAGAGCTTATGAAGAAATTGATCATTGGAAAAAAGTTAAACAATATATAGATGGCAAAGATCAATAGATTAAACGTAGCAGATCATCTTTTAGAGTATCAATTACATATAGTTGGTAAAACTACATCTGATGCTTTAAAAGACGATTTGTGGTTTGTGAACTTCACATTAACCACACAACAACATGAGGAATTCAAAAAATATGCTATTCCCTTGTTGAAAAAGGTATTTAAATTTAATAAATCAAAGGCTGAAGAGACGTTCAACTGGTTTGATCTTCAATTTGGCTTGAGAATAAAAGACTAATATTATGGGAGCAACTTGGTTTGAAATAAACAGACGTGGTAAGTCATTAAGTAATGCTTATGACACTGCTAGAGATATGGCAGAAGAAGAATATGGTCATCAAGATGGCTATAATGGTACAATCAGTACTACAATTGGTGTTAGAGATGAAACAGAGTTATATAGTAAAAGTAAGTTTAATAGTACAGATACTTATATAAATAGTAGAAGTTCTAACATGAATAAAAGAGATTGTTCTGCTATTTGTATTGAGAAGCCTATACTTAATAATAATAAGACTAAGACTCAAGTGGAGCACATTGTAACACCTGGTACAAAGAGATGGATTCTTAAATATGAAGTGATTAGTGAACAAACTGGTCATTTTATTACCTCTTGTATAACTAAAACTGAAGCTGTTACTAAAGCTAGAGCTTATACAGAGAAACATTTAGAAACTACTAGAATCACAATGACAAAAGTGTTAGATAAAGGTAGTGCAATAGTAGCTACAATAAAATATAAGAAATCTACAACAGAAAAAGATGGTAGATGGATATTCTTTGGTTATGCAGCAGAATAGATACGTAAATATCCTTGGATATACGATAAAGTAACCGAAAAATGATATTAAAACAATATAATATGAATGAATTATTAGAAGTGCTTTACTTCAGTGCACCATGGTGTGGACCATGTAAAATGTTTGGACCAGCGTTTGATGAAGTTGTAGCTCAGTTTGATGATATTGATGTACATAAAATAAATATTGATGAAAGACCAGAAGCAGCTAAAATATATGAAGTTGCTAGTATTCCTACAATTATTATGAAAAAGGGTAATGAAATCTTATTTAGACACAAAGGTGTAATGCCAAAGAATCATTTAAGAGACTTAATAAAAATACATAAATAATGCAAGGAAGACGTGTAACAACAAAAGATATCAAATGCGAAAGATTACCAAGTAGAAACATCCTTAACACTACATTAGTTACACAACTTGAAGTTATAGAAGATGGTGTCCTTAAGTATTATAACTGGGACGCTAGATCTAAAGTGGTAGCAATGATTGAGGATACAGGTAAAACATTAAGACTTTATATTAATCACAGTAAAACAGAAAAAACATGCCAGACATCTCAATGTGTGAAGGAGGAAGCTGTCTCTTAAGACTTAATTGTCATAGATATACAGCAAAATCTGAAGTGATAGGACAAACATATTTTAAAGATCCTCCATATAAAATGAATATGATGCTAGATGAACATGCAACTAACTTTGGTGTTGTAACAGTAGCATGTCCTTATTTTTGGAACGATGCAAAATATAAAACAGATGAAAAACCTACAATTTAATGAGGATTTTGAGAGAGAATCGCTTAAAGATTTTGTATATTTGCAAGAGACACAACAGTTGCTACAACAGACAATACAAAGGGATTTGAATAGAAAACCAGCAATGATTGTGGTTATTGATAAAGATAAAATCCTAGAGAGAAATGAACTTAAATATTACGCATTACCATTTTGAACAAATCTACAAAGCAGGATATACACTTGATATAATATACGTATTGAAGCTTGTAGAGGAGGGTTTTGACGTTACATCTCTTTGTGAAGATCCCAAGATTAGTGTCCTATGTCAGACCATTAGACGTAAAGGTTTATTAACAGATGAATTTAAAATGACTACTGTTGGTAAAGCAATATTAGGATTTCTAGATGAAGAAGGTACACCAGATAAACAATTTGTTAAGAAGAAACAATCTTCTGAAGCATTTGATCTTTGGTGGAAAGCTTATCCAGGAACTGATACTTTTACACATAAAGGAAAAGACTTTACAGGTACTAGAAGTTTGAGAGCTAAGAAAGATGATTGTAAAACAAAACTAAACAGTATTCTGGCTGAAGGTGAGTATACTATCGAAGATATGATAGCAGCATTAGAATATGAAGTATTACAAAAGAAGGAGAATTCTGTAACAAATAAGACTAATAAACTCAGTTTTATGCAGAACACTCTAACTTATTTAAATCAACGAACATTTGAACCATTCATTGAGTTAATCAAAGCTGGTAAGAATATTGTTGAGAAACCTATAATAAAAGGTATAGACATATGAGTTTTCAAGAATTACGCAAGGCAGTTCAAGATGGTATGGATGGAAGAAACAATGGTATACCCATGGGTTTTGATCGCTTGAACAGATATATAGGCATTAGAAAGTCTATGTATACACTTATTGGTGGTCTTACTGGTTCTGGTAAGACATCATTTGTAGATGATGCATATGTTTTAAATCCTTTTGATTGGTATATATCCAAGCACAACAAGACTAAATTCAAGCTCAAAATCATCTATCGTTCTATGGAGAGAAGTAGAACATATAAGTTATCCAAGTGGGTGAGCAGGAAGATCTTTTTAGATCATGGTATGGTTATTCCTGTTAACAAACTATTAGGATGGACTGATAAGATGACTAAAGATGAGCATGATATATTCTTGATGTATGAAGATTATATGGGAGAGATGGCTGAAGTCATGACCATTATCGATGGTCCAGAGAATGCTGTAGGTATTGCTAAGCATTTGAAAGATCATGCATTAAAGAATGGTCGTATAGAGAAGTTAGATGAGTATAACAAAATCTATATACCAGACAATGAGAATGAAATAACTCTTGTGATTATAGATCATATTGGTTTGTTAAAAACAACCAAGGATCAATCTACAAAGAAAGATTCAATTGATAAGATGAGTGATGAACTCAGGTATGCTAGAGACTTATATGGATATAGTCCTGTAGTTGTGAGTCAGTTCAATAGATCTATTGCTAACATTGCTAGATTAAAGAACGGTGATGTAGAACCACAGTTAGAGGATTTTGCAGAGAGTTCAAGCACTCAGAATGATGCTGATGTTGTATTAGCATTATTTGATCCTATGAGATATAAAGTGGCTGATCCTAGTGGATATGATCTAAACCAACTAAGAGATGATTATGGAGCTAAATACTTCAGGTCTTTAAGACTAATCAAGAATAGTTATGGTGAGGATGATGTTAGAATAGGACTAGGCTTCCTTGGTCAAATAGGTATGTTCAAAGAATTACCAAGACAAAAGGATATGACAGATGATAAGTATTTAGAAGTAACAAACAAAACATTTTTCTTAAACAAATAACATGAGAATAACAAGCAATGTGTACAACACATTACCAAGTTCAAAAAGCCATTGGTGGCAGATCGTTTTGATCCCAACAATAGCTATTATGAACAATATACAAAAGTTTGATCCATATGTAGCCATCAATATAGAGTGGTTATTCTGGTCACATACAATCATAATAAAATATGGCAACCAACCAAAAGAAGAAACTCCTTACTTTAAGGGATAAACGACAAGCAGAGTTTGCTCAAGTGTGGTTAGATAGTGATGATAGATGTGGTATTCTTAATCTATGTCCAAGATTTGGCAAGATTTACACTACAATTAACATCCTGGAACAACTACCGAGCAATATTCGTATATTGTTAGCCTATCCTGATCTAAAGATTAAAGCAAGCTGGGAAACAGACTTTGAGACTAGAGGATATAATAATGATAACATTGTCTACACTACACATCTTTCTATAAAGAAGTATGTAGATGAGAAGTTTGATCTTGTCATTCTTGATGAGATACATTTACTATCTGAAGCTCAAATAGATGCTACCAAGTATTTGTTAGAAAAGGCTAACTGTGACGTTTTAGGCTTAACAGGGACACTTAGTACAACAACTGAGTCTACATTAGATGAGGAGTTACATCTGCCAGTGATAGCCAGCTATTCGATAGATCAGGCTATTCAGGAAGGAGTTATTGTTGATTATCAAATCACTGTAATACATGTTCCCTTAGATAACACAACTAAGATTGATTATAAAGGGAAACTAAAGACAGAAAAGCAGCAATTTGATGCTTATGGTTGGGTGATTAACAAACTTCAAAAGGAAGGTAAGGATGCTATGTTCTTAAGACTCTCTCGTATGAGAATTGTCCAAAGCAGCTTAGCAAAATTAAATAAGACTAAAGAGCTCTTAGCTAAACATGCTAGTGAGCGTATTCTTGTATTCTGTGGTGTTACCAAAATAGCAGACAAGTTAGGTATTCCATCTTATCATAGTAAATCTACAGAGAAAGACATATTCACTGAGTTTGCTGAGGGTAAAGGAAATCACCTGGCTGTTGTTAAGATTGGAAATACAGGGGTTACATATAAACCTCTTAACCGTGTGATTATTAACTACTTTGATAGCAATGGTGAAAACCTAGCACAAAAGATTAATAGATGCATGGCTATGGAATACAACAATCCAGATAAGAAAGCACAAATATATATTGTGTGTTCTACGGAAGAAGTAGAGATAAAGTGGCTTAACAAAGCACTAGAATTTTTTGATCAAGATAAAATTAAATACAGATGAAAATTGAATTAGTAGAAGAAATTAAACCAGGAACTGGAACAATGTATGCTGTTAAAGTTGATGATTCAGCAATCAAATGGTTTGCACAAAAAGATCCTGCAGAATCATTCTATAACTTGATTTTAGCTGATCCAAGTATTATAGAAACTAAAATAAATATTTTGAAATCTCAAGATATTGACGTACCTTTAGCGTAAATAAAAAAGAAATATGGCAAGTAAATTAATTGGAATTGTTGGTGCTACAGGCACTGGTAAATCCACATCAATCAAACATTTAGATCCAAAGGAAACGTTTATTATCAATGTTGCTAAGAAAGAATTACCTTTCAAAGGAGCAGAAGCGTTGTATTGTGCTGAAAACAAAAACTACAAGGAGTTGGATGATGCTATCAAAATCACTCAACAACTAAGAAAGATTTCAGATGAACAACCTCACATCAAGAACATCATTATTGAAGACTCTAATTACATTATGGGATTTAATATGATGGCAAAAGCAACAGAAGTTGGTTTCACGAAGTTCACTTTAATGGCAAGAGACATGGTGGATTTATTCAGAGAAGCAAGAAGATTACGTGATGATTTAAAAGTGTTCTATTTTACACACCCTGAGACTATTGAGGATGGTGGTGAGATTATAGGATATAAGATTAAAACAGCAGGTAAGATGATTGACAATCAGATTGTATTAGAAGGCTTATTAACTATGTGTTTATACACTCAAGTTGATGAAAACCGTGATGGTACAGTGAATTACAGTTTTGTAACCAATCGTCACAAGAAGTATCCAGCTAAGAGTCCAGATGGAATGTTTACAGAGATAAAGATTCCTAACAACTTACAACAAGTTGTAGATAAAATTAACAGCTATTATAATTAAAACAAGTAAAAACTAGAAAACATGAGTAACATTGGTGGTAAAAAAAGAGAAAACACAGGTGGTGGTGGAGAATTTGCAAAGAAAGTAGGCTTATTTGAAGCTAAAGTGATTGCAGTTAATCCAGATGCTGAAGAGTTTAAAGACTTATTAGGCATGGAAATCAAAGAAGACAGTAAACAAACTGAGTATTTAGGTGAAAGAGACGGTAATACAACATTACGTTTAGACTTCTGGTTAGAGGAAGTTAAATCTAAAGACAAGTTCAAGGTGACATTCTTCTTAGAGAATAAAGAGAAAGAGAATAAGGATGCAACTAAGAAGCAGTATATCAATAACATTGGTATGTGTTCTTGGGCTGATGATCCTAATAACTTATATGAGTGGTTCACAAAGCGTGAATATCGTCCAGCATTTGTTGGTGAAGAAGACTTGTACAACTTTATGCGTACATGGTTGAGTGATCTTGACTATCGTGAAGTAGAAACCACTTTACAATTAGAGTGGAAGAAACTAATGCGTGGTAATGTTAAAGACATTAAAGATCAAATTAGTGGTGAGTGGGCTACAAATATTGTTGCATTAGCTACTATTAAGTCTGTAATCAAAGAAGATGAGACTAAAGAGTATCAAGGTGTATATAATAGAGCATTCTTACCAGCTTATGCATTAAAGCAAATGAGACTGTTAGAATTCAACAACGAAGCGTTAAATACAATGCGTGGTAAGAAGTCTAAAGATTTAAAACCTCATGAGCGTTTTGTATTAAATGTTACAGGAGAGTATGGCTGTAAAGATTTCTATGTATTGAAAGACTTACGTGATTACAATTCTGATGAGAATTTAGTAGCATCTGACAAAGTGTTAGATGAAGACGATAGTGATTTTTAGTTCCCCTCTTTTGATAAACTAAGAGCCTCCCAGTAATATGGGGGGCTTTTTTAACTCTAAAAAATGATCTCAGGTAAAAGACTAGTTAAACTTACACCAGAATCTATATTAGATAAAATCTCTGAATATGATGTCTTTAGATATTATATGCCTACAAATGATTGGGTTTTGAATCGTGTCACATATTCCCCCTTTAGACATGAGAACAATCCATCGTTTGTAATTGGTAATAAAAGAGGTTTTATCTCTTATATTGATTTTGCAGATACAAGCAAAAGAGGTAATTGTTTTGACTTTATTAAAGCTCTCTACAATCTCCCCACCTTTGATGATGTATTAAGGCTAATTGATAAAGATTTTGGTCTAGGAATAACTACAGGTAAGGGCACAGAAGATTACAAGAAAATTGTATCTACTTATAAACAGCCTGATATAGAAAAGAGATATTCTCTCATTCAAGTGAAGACTAGGAAGTTCACCCAGGAAGAGTTAGCCTATTGGGCACAGTATCACCAGTCAATTGATGACTTACATGCGAATAATATCTATTCAATTAAAAGCTTATATCTAAATAAGAGTAAGTTTCCTCTCAAGGAGACAGAAATTAGGTTTGGCTATCTGTATGAGGGACAACATTGGAAAATATATAGACCTTACGCTGATAAGAAAAGTAAGTGGGTCCCAAACAATGTCCCTATCACTGCTATGGATGGTAAAGAAGATATAAAGAACTGTAAAGTGGCTTTTATTAACAAGAGTAAGAAAGATTACATGGTGATGAAGAAGTTATTTCCCTGCAGTTGTGCAGTGCAGAATGAAGGAATTGGTTGCTTCTCTACAGATAATGTGGAGTATTTGAAAGCAAACAGCGATAGTCAGATTCTTTCATTCGATAGTGATGTTACAGGAGTTACTAACTCTCAACAGATAACTAAGTTATTTGATTTTGGTTATGCTAATGTACCACGGAAGTATTTGTCTGAAGGTATTAAAGATTGGGCTGATCTAGCTAGAATTCACGGAATGGAGACTATTGAAAAGTATTTAAAAAGTAAAAATTTAATATGAATTGGGAAAAATTTAAGGACCAGTTCCATGAGAGCTGGCATCTAAAAATGCAACCATTTATTGAGAGTGAAGCTTGTGATAACATCTACAAATATTTGAAGACTGAAAGCCAAAGGGGTAAGAAAATTGCCCCTCTTTCAGTTAATGTATATAGATGTTTCAAAGAGACCTCATTAGATGATTTGAAAGTTGTGTTAGTGGGCATGTGTCCCTATCACACATTGAAACAAGGACAACCAGTAGCTGATGGTTTGTTAATGGGCTGCTCCACTACAGGAGTGTTACAACCATCATTAGAGCAATTCTATAATGCTATTGAAAGAGAAAACTATGATGGATTATGTACTTATTGTGATAAGAAGAATCCAGATGTAAGTTATTTAGCCAAACAAGGAGTATTGATGTTTAATGCTGCGTTAACTACAGAAATAAACAAAGCTGGTTCTCATATAGATCTTTGGGAGCCATTCACTAAATATTTATTTGAAGAAGTTTTGCAATCAGCAGGAATACCAGTTGTATTCTTAGGTAAAGATGCTTCTAAGTATGCTAAGTATGTAAACCCATTCAGTTGGTCATTTACTACTAGTCATCCAGCATCTGCTAGCTATAAGAATACAGATTGGGAATCAGGAGATGTATTCAGAATGGTAGACAAAGTGCTTAAAGACAACAACAATTATCAAATTTCATGGCTAGATGGAACGCCATTTTAAAACAAACAATTATGTATACAGTTAAACACGGTGGAGACATCCACAAAGGAGATTTAATAGCAATTAGTAACGGTAATGATTTCAGTGTAGGTATTTATTTTGGTAGAGGTTCAGGTGGTACAGTTCAGTATTATGGAGTTGCTACTGCTGGGTATTGTAAAAAACGTCATCAAGAAAGAGAAGAAAGATTTAAAAAACTTGGTGATGAAAAATCAAAACCATTTAAACTTAATGAATTATGGAAATCATTTATAAATACACCAAGAGATACAAGAATCATTAAATTAAACAGAAACAACATTACAGACCAAAAAACAATAGAAGAAATATTAGAATCAAAAGAAATCTTACAAGAATTTAACATCACAGTAAATTACTAAACACAATGATAGTAGAAAAACAGACAGAAGCACACGTTCTTCAAGAAGGAACATCTAATGAATCAGTAGCGATGTCATTAGACTTAGAATCAGCTCAGCATCTAATGATGATGTTGAGTAAGAATTTATACTCAGATCCTATTGGATCAACTATTAGAGAATGTGCATCTAATGCATTAGACTCTCATAGACGTTCTGGTTCAGATAAACCAATCATCGTTTCATTTAAAAGAAACAATCAAGCAGATACATATGAGTTTGCTGTAGAAGATTTTGGAATTGGTCTGGATGCAGACGATGTACGCAATATCATCAGTAAGTATGGTAAATCAACCAAACGTGAAAGTAACACGGAATTAGGTATGATGGGTCTTGGTTTCAAGGCTCCCCTAGCGTACAGTTCTAGCTTTTATTTCGTAGCACGAAAGAATGGCATAGAACGTAAATATATGATGTATGAAGGAGAAGATACTAACACTATTGATCTTTTATATGAAACACCAACTACAGAAGGTAATGGTGTAAAGGTTATTGTTCCAGTTAAATATAGTGATAGATACACTTTTACACAAAAGATTAAGGAACAATTAGCTTATTTTGAGAGTGTTTATTTTGATGTAGATAGTAGTATTGGTTATGATGTACGTAATGATTTTACAATACATAGATCAGAGCACTTCCAATATTCTAGTATGGCTAGTACAAACGACATGCATTTATGTCTAGACAATGTAAGCTATCCTATCGACTGGGATAAACTTGGTATGAAGAGAATCAACATGAAGTTAGCTTTAAAGTTTAGTCTTACAGATGGTTTATTCCCAACTCCTAACAGAGAATCTATTAGATATACTCAGGAGGCTAAGAAGATCATTACAGATAAGATTAACACTGTAGCTAATGTATTTATGGAGAAGTTCAATGAGTCTATCACTGATAATGCTGATATTCAAGCAATATTTGCTTTTCACAGCAATAGACATAGAACAGTTCCTAATTTCTTTACAGGAAATACTGAAGATGTATTAAATGTCACAGAGATATTAGAGATTGCTACATTACCAATGAAGACTCCTAAGTTAGAAGGTGTTGAACTATTAGATCTTGAAAGACTCGCTCAAAAGGGTAAAGATTATTTCTTAGGTGAATACCAAACGAAATACAGATTCTCTAATGGTAGATATGAAAATGCTAAGGGTTATTGGAGTAATAATATAAGACTTCAAGATTTAGAACCAAACTATAGCGGTCATAGAGCTGCAGTTTATGTTTATGAAGATAGACTTGGTAAGAACATGCAAGATTATTTAAGAGATAAGTTAAGTGATAAAGCTGTTACACATTTTGTTAAAAAGGATAAACCTTTTAAACTTAGAAGTGGTCATCAGATTGATTATAGCACTTATTATTCTTTGTTAAATCTACAGAATTATCCAAAATCTCAATGGAGACAGTTAATCAATGAGCTTCAAACGATCATTGGTATGTTTAGTAAGGATTTCATTGATATTGAGACTATTAGTATTCCTGATGAATGGCATGCTGCTAAGAAGGCTAAACGTATGAAGGTAGCTCAAGTAGTTATTGGTACAGGAACTAAGAAGGTAAGAATGAAAGGTGAATTTTCTGGTAAAGTGGCATCTCATACAGAGATGGTTTATTCAGATAAGTTCTCTAAATTCGTACCTACGACATTCAAAATGGAAGACATCCATAAAGAACCTAAGTTATGTATTTATGGTAAGGAGGCTGATAGAACTAAATTAGACAAATTATGGTCTGTAGGAGGTAAACATGCTAAGTTTATCATCGTAGCAGATAAGACATTTGAGAATTTACAGAAAGCTGATTTACATAACTGGATAACAATAGAAAAATTTATGGAAGGTAAAAATAGACCGTTTAAGACAACCGTGACAAATTTCTTGATAGAAGAGCTCATCACTAAATATAGAGCAACCTTCCAAAGAATTAGTATTATTAAAGATATTTCTACTGATTTAGCAGATAAGCTAACTCAATTAGAAAAATATGGTAAGGATAACTACAGAAGACATGTAGATGGAACTACCAAACTAGAACTTATAGAATTTGCTACAGAGAACAATTTGTTTGACCAACCTATATATATGGTCTATAAGCAAATTAGTGAAGTGTTTAACAAGTTACCATTCTTGAATACAATGATGGATAAACTTGGTTATACATTAGGAGTTTATGATGCTCCTATGCAGCAAGCAATTATAGATTTGTTTAAATATCACAAACAAAAAGTGAATTTAGAAAACTATACAATCAAATTAACTGAAGATGCTTCATTAGAGGAGACATTAACAGATGAGACAGTAGATCAATTACAAACAATTTAATCATAGGGGGTTAACAGCCCCCTTAAAACAAACATTATGGGAATATTTAGCCTAGGCTGGTTCAAAAGCCAAAAACAAAAGCAATTAGATGAGTTAAAGTTAGAACTTGAAATTGCACAAGTAAAGAGTTATATTAGTAATTATAGTGAACCACAAGAGCCTCAAACAAGTTGTCTTGAGTATGATGATGCTCCATATGTAAATACACAATGGACTAGTACATCATCAACAGAAGAGTTCTCTCATATATCTAAACCATATATGAACATTAAAATGGTTAATGATACATTGACTATCGTTATGTTAGATGGTTCTATCCTTACTAAAGCTCCTGCAACTGCAGATGATTTCAATGCTGCTAGAGATTGTAGAACAGAATCATGTTTAATTAACATCGTTAGTTCTCCAGAAGTAAGAGAAGAGAAGAAAAAAGCAGAAGCTGAGTTTGAGAAAGCAGTGGCTGTTAAGAAAGGTGTAGATTATTTATCAACACTTGATGAGTTTGAGATGAAGCATGGTTCTTTATATTTAAAAGGAATCAATAGAAGCTTACCTCCTATTCTTGTAGAAGAGTTTTTAGAAGTGATTGGTAAACATGGTAATACGGAAAATGATGAGTTTCAATCACTTAAGAGATTCTTTATGTGGTGTTGCTTAAATCCAAGAGCTGAAGTTGCACACGAGTTATATCGCTTCTTGAAAGAGAATAGCTTCCGTATCACTAAGCAAGGATTCTTTGTAGCATTACGTAATGTTGTAACTGTACATGGTTCTAATGAATTAGTTCAGTTTGTAAGTAATGCATATAATAAAGTGAAAGCTGTTTGGAAGAAGCGTCCAGATGATTATTTTGTATTTTTACAAGATGGTCAATATAAAATGGTTCATAAAGATGGATTAGTTGGACCTATTCAAATAGGTATATGTGAATCTTGTGAGGGTGATGGTTTTACATTAGATTTTGATGGAGATGCATTAGAGTGTGATGATTGTAATGGTGAAGGTGAATATTCTTACAATACTCAAATTGATCATGGTACAGAGATTGGTAACTTAACTCTTCTTTATCTAGATTTGCCTAATAGAGCAGAGAATAGATTTACAGATGATTGGACCAAAACATTTGATATTCGCATTGGTAAGCCAGTAAACATGCCTATCGAAAATTGTAACTGGAGTACACAAGATTGTGCTGCTGCAGGATTACACTTTACTAGTGATCAAATTCACTATGTAGGATGTGGTGATACATCAGTATTGGTGTTAATCAATCCAATGAAAGTTGTAGGTATTGGTCAACATAAAGGTAGATGTTATGAGTATTTACCAATTATGACTGTAGCTCGTGAAGAAGCAACTACAATCTTACATGATCTTGAGTTTGACACTATGGAGTTAGATGAGTCTTATGCTGTACGTGAATTAGATGGTCTTATTGAGAAAGCTAAAGAAGGTTTTGCTGCAGAGTCTAAGAAGTATGACTTCAACTTACCAGCATTATCAACTGTAGATGTTATTAATATTGTTCGTTCTTTAGATGAAATTAAACAAGAAATTTCTAAAAGAATCATAACAATTGATTAAATTTGTAGTCCCAGGGATTAATTTCCCTGGGCTATTAAATATAACATTATGGCAACAATAAAGAAAAAAGCAGTTAGAAAGGTTAGGGCAGCTAAAACACCAAAAGTGAGAAATGCTGGTACTATGACTGAATCTGCTTTCTGGTCATTTATAAGAAGTGGACTTAGACAAAAAAGCAGATGGTGGAAACCAATCACTGAATGTAAACTTAAAGCTAAGAGAGCTTATAAAGGACCAAACAAGAGACAAAAGTTTGAATATCAGTGTAATAGCTGTAAAGCTTGGTTTGCTGAGAAAAACATTAATGTGGATCATATTGTAGGAGCTGGTAGTTTAAACTGTGGAGCAGATCTTGATGGGTTTGTTAACCGATTATTCTGTGAAATAGATAACTTACAAGTCTTATGTACAACATGCCACGATCACAAAACTAAATTAGAGAAAAAATGATAGATTTAAAAAGTGAAGCATTACGTAGAAACTATGATGCAGTATTAAAAAGTGGAATGTTCTTTGAATGGTATCCACAATTAACAGGAGAATGGGAAGTAGATCAATTAGCCTGGGGTAAGTTATTTAATAAACTTCCTAAAGAAGAAGAACCAACTATTAAAGTGGAGATTAATAGAACTCCAGCATTCACAGAGATATGGCATGAAGGTTCTGTCTCTATGGGTGATAAGAAATACATGTTCTGGCTTATTGTTCCTACAGGAAAAGATGAAGAAGGACGTGAGTATGAAATAGAGATTAGATGGTGGTTTAAACAAGTACCAATGGTAATTAGATCTATGGGAACACAAATTATTAACGACTTTAAACAACAACAAAATGATACAAGGACCAAGTAGAACAGAAGCTCAATATAGAGCAACAAAGATGGACAGTAGTTCAAGCTTAAAGGAGTTCTCTCAGAATAGAAAGAAATATCATAAAAAGTATATTCTTAATGAGAAGACAGAAGAAGAAGATAATGTGGCAATCATCACTGGTAAGGTTGTAGAAACTTTATTGATGGAACCAGAGTTATTTGATGACAAGTTTCACATGTCAGTTATTGCTAGTGCACCAACTAACTTAATGTTAGAATTTGTAGAAGCATTATATAGACATACAGCTGCAGCTACAAATGAAGATGGTGTAGTTACTAGACCATTTGAGGAATTAACTAGAGATGCACATGCTGATTCTGGATTTAAAATCAAATTAGATGCTGTACTTGGTAAGTTTATTGGTAGTGATGCTGAAGTTTATTTCAAGGAAATCCTTGAGGTGAGACGTAAAGGATTAACTGTTGTTACAACCAAAGATATAGATAATGCTACAAAGATTGTAGATGAGTTAAAGACTAATTCAACCACTGCTTCTATTGTAAACATGGTTAATAGTTCTAGATATTCTGTATATAATCAATTACAGGTAGAAGGATATGAAGTGTTTGGTCATATGTTTAAGTCTATGATGGATAAAATGATTGTAGATCATCAAGATAAACTAATCACTGTATATGACTTAAAATGTACTTGGTCTGTAGAGAACTTCTATGATGAATATTATTTATATCGTAGAGCTTACATCCAAGGATTTCTTTATAGAAATGCTGCATCATTTTGGGCTAGTGAGATGGGATATGGAGATTATACTATTCTCTATCCTAAGTTTATTGTTTGTGACAGCACAAATTATAGTTCTCCATTAGTTTATGCAATGTCTGATGCAAATATGCAGGATGCAATGAATGGATTTACACACAAAGGAAGAGAGTATCCAGGTGTTAGGTCTTTGATAGCTGATTTAAAATGGGCTATTGAGAATGACAAATGGAACATCTCTAGAGAAAATCATATTAATAACGGTGTAGTAAAATTAGGCTAATGAAATTTGATAAAACTATTACAACAATGTTTATTGTTCCTACATTAAGTATCAACAGGGACAAACTCAGAGAAAATATGTTTATCAATGGTTATACTAAAGATGATAGAAGAGATATACAGTATGAAAATGCTGTGTATCTTTTATTTAAACCAGAAAACCTTGATAAATTTAAAGAGTTTTTAGATGAAGAGTATGAACGTACGAAACAAATCATTGATGATTATGATTATGAAGATGGTTATGTTATTGTTGTTTATACATTAAATGAAAAACTGACATCTGATTTTGAATTAATCAAACAAGGTAAATATTCTAAAACATCTTCCAGATTCCAGAGTATATTTCCAAAAACATTTACATCTACAGAAGATTCTTCACAGTATTCTAATAAAATAAGTCTTCAATATAGAATCTTTAACAAGACTAATGACTTACGTGAGTATTGGGAATCTAAATTAGATGTAGTATTTGATGATGACCAGGAAGTATGGAGTGGATTCTTTGAGGAAAATGAAATTCTTAACCTAGAAAAAATTATAGAAAATGTATAACAAAGACATATCGAACAAACTTGTAGAAATGTATGGAGAAGAGAATGTGATTCTTTTCTCTAAAATGGAGTCAACTAAGAATTCATTAATATTTAATGAATTAGAAGCTAACTCTTACACAGATCTTGATGAACACAGTTTTGAAAGAGACTGGTGGCATGAAAACAGTAAGAAATTAGAAGAAACACGTATTAACAATTTAAACCCAAACAAATGAAAGGATTAGAATTATTGGAGAAATATCCAGAAGTAGCAGTGATTATAAGACAATTCTATACAGATCAACTTCTTGAGAGCTTGAAAGGTGGTGACTTTCCTGAAGAATTTAAAGATTTTGCAAGAGCACAACCTCTTGATAATGAGTATATTGCAGAATTCATCAATACAGCCCCTAGAGGATTGTTTGATGTATTTGATGTTAATGAGATATATATTGGAATCACTCCTATATATAAAACAGAAGACATATCTTATAAATACACTGTAGGTACAGAAATTAATGGTGAAGAGTCAACTAGAAAGGACGCAGAATCTAAAGCTGTAGAATTAGCATTTGAAATATTAAATAAGAAGATATGTCAGATAGTATAGTAATAGAGGTTATTGAGAAATATGCTCAGCGTAGTGCTGTGGGTATTAAGAAATACAATACCACCCTGGAGCAGAATAATCACGATAACTATCTAAAACATCTACAAGAAGAATTGATGGATGCCACCCTATATCTGCAGAAGTTAATGAGTCTGAATAAGGAAATAACCAGTTTGGTTAAAAATCATTCAAATGATGCAGAATTAGGAATGAAAATAAGAGAGTTGATTAGATAATATTTTCTAAAACACTAGGTTTATAAAAGGAGGTGTTGTATATTTGCAACCCTCCTTTTTTAACCAATAAAACACAATTAATATGGACTTAGGATTAGATGCATTAGGAAAGATTACAGTCTTTTCAAAGTATGCAAAACATATTCCCCAGCTCGAAAGAAGAGAAACCTGGGATGAGATAGTAGATAGATATCAAGAGATGATGATTAAGAAGTATCCTAGTTTAGAACAAGCTATAACAGAGAGTACTAGTTTTATTAGAGAGAAGAAGGTGTTACCGTCTATGAGAGCTTTACAGTTCGCTGGTCCAGCTATGGAAGTGAACAATGCAAGAGGTTACAATTGTGCTTACTTGCCTGTAGATAGCTTATATAGCTTCTCTGAGACTATGTTCTTGTTATTAGGTGGTTCAGGTGTAGGATTCTCAGTACAGAAACACCATGTTGACCAACTACCTACAATAAAAAGACAAGCTACGCATAAGAATCGTAACTATCTTATTGAAGATTCTATAATGGGTTGGGCTGATGCAGTGAAGATGTTGATGAAGTTTTATTTTGAAGCAGGTCCAAAGCCTAAGTTTGACTTTAGAGCTATACGTCAGAAAGGTGCTAGATTAGTTACAGCTGGTGGTAAAGCTCCAGGACCTGAACCATTGAAGATTGCATTAGCTCATATCGAAGCTATCATGGAAAGAAAGATGGATGGTACTAAACTATCTCCATTAGAAGCTCATGATATCATGTGTCATATTGCTAACAGTGTTCTTGCAGGTGGTATTAGAAGAAGTGCTATGATTAGCTTATTCAGCCATGATGATGAGGAAATGATTACATGTAAGTACGGTGATTGGTGGGAAACTAACGAACAAAGAGGTAGAAGTAACAATAGTGCTGTACTTAAAAGAGGAGAAGTGAGTGAAGAAGAATTCAAAGCTTTATGGAATAGAATTGAAGCATCAGGAAGTGGTGAACCAGGAATCTATTGGTCTAATGACTTAGATTGGGGAACTAATCCTTGTTGTGAGATTGGCTTACGTCCATTTCAATTCTGTAACCTATGTGAGGTGAATGTATCTGATGTTGTTGACCAAACTGATCTTAATGATCGTGTTGGTGTAGCTGCATTCTTTGGTACATTACAAGCAGGATTCTTTGATTTTCACTACCTACGTCCTATTTGGCAAAAGACTACCCAAAAAGACGCTCTATTAGGAATTGGTATGACAGGTATAGGAAGTGGAGAAATCCTTAAATATGACCTAGAAGCAGCTGCTAACATAGCAAAGGTAACTAATCAGTTGATTAGCAACAAGATTGGTACAAATGAAGCAGCTCGTATTACATGTATTAAGCCTTCAGGAACAACTAGTCTTGTCCTTGGTACAGCTAGTGGTATTCATGCTTGGCATGCTCCATACTACCTTAGAACAATGAGATTTAATAAGAATGAAGCAATAGCTCAGTATTTGATGATCAATCATTCTGAAATGTGTGAAGATGATGTATTACGTCCTACAGACACAGTTTGTGTACGTATTCCAGTTAAAGCACCAGCAGGATCTATCATGAGAACTGAATCTCCATTAGATACATTAGAGAGAGTTAAGAAGTTTTCTATAGAATGGATTAAACCAGGACATGTTAATGGACCAAACACTCATAATGTAAGTGCTACTATTTCTATAGACACATTTGATTGGATCAAAGTGGGAAAATGGATGTGGGATAATAGAGAAGTCTATAATGGCTTATCTGTACTACCATATTTTG